AAGATTGTGCAATATATCTTAATTGTAGATGAGCATAAGTTCCAGGAATAGAAGTAAATTCAACATTTGATGTTCCACCACTACCAACAGTAACGGTGGCGATGGATTCGTAGGAGCCAGAATTGGCTGCGGGCTGTGCGCCAGATGCCCAAATACCAAGAATGGGTGCCATTAGGAAATGTCTCCAATCACGGTAAAGGTATTACTTGCCGAACAGATAACTGAGCAAGCCGAGTACTGCGCCCTCAGTTTAGGAGCAGCCGATGTTGCACCGTTAGAGGTAATCGTTGTTCCGCTTGCTCCTGCAAAAGAAACTTGACCTGCGCCAATCTGCTGAACGTTAACAATATCGTTGGCAGAAAATGTTGACGCTGGGATAGTCACAGTGATGGCTGAGGCATTAGATGCTGTGACAATCTTGTCCTTGTCACCGATGACAAGTGTGTAGGTGGTACCAGTCTGGGCATTAAAGCCAGCAAGGTTGGTGCCAGAGGCACCGGTAGCACCTGCTGCACCGGTAGATCCAGTAGGTCCTGTAGGTCCAGTCGGTCCTACGATGTTGGGATTGGGTGTGATATCAACGGCCATTATGAAATCTCGCTTCCGAAGGCATTGAACGAACTTGTACCGTTTGTTGAATATACTGTCACAACATCTGTGGTAGCCAAAGTCACGCCACCTGTGTATGTGAATGTAGCGCCAGCACTCAACGAAACTCCATAGACGATGTAATGCTGGTTAGCCAGCGTTGCACCTGCTGGTCGTACCGCAATACGAATGACATCAGCAGTTGATGCGTGGGTATTGACCACGTTGATAGTCGAGACAATGGTTGAAGTAGAAGCCGGTACGGTATACAGCGTGGTTGCTGTAGCAGCCGTAGGCGCTGACTGTCCTAAGACTTTATAGACTGTTGGCATTAGGCGATATCTCCAATCAAGGTCCAAGTATCTGTTGCTGTCTTCACCAAAGATGCTGCAGACCACTGAGCGCGGGTCTTGGTTCCTGTGCCATTGAGGGTCACTCCACCTGCACCGGCAACGGTGACTTGCCCTGCGCCGATTTGTTGCAGGTTGATGATGGCCCCTGTTGCAAAGGCTACCGAGGAGTTCAGTGGCACAGTCAGAGTAATTGCTGCTGCATTATCCAAAGTAACCAACTTGCCATTATCTGCCAGAACCAAGGTATAGGTCGTACCGGTCTGGGCATTGAGTGTGACATTCTGCTTGGCATCGTTAATCGTTGGACTGGTCAAAGTCTTATTAGTCAGCGTATCTGTGGTTGCCTTACCGACGAGTGTATCTGTAGCAGCAGGCAAGGTTAGCGTTGTCGTTCCTGCCACTGCCGATGCTTGCACTGTTGTGGTACCTGATGTAGATCCGGCAAAGCCAAGGTTTGCTACAGGACTGACAGAGGCATTGAAGGCATTGAGATCATCGGAGGTAAGGACGTGTTGGACTGTTGCACCAGATGAGTGTGATACCGCAGTAGAGCCTGCCCTGCCACGAACGATGGTAAATGAGTCACCAGAGTTTGCGGTGATAAAGACAATCTCTTCGTTGGTGGTATCTGGGTCGATTGCTACGGTGAACTGGTCAACGTTTCCTGCAGCCAAGGTGACTCCACCAAGCAGGCCTGAGCCAGTGCCGGTAGCAACAGTCATCGTTGTAGCAGAAGAGTTGATGGTCGATGCCAGCGTCGTCGCTACGCTGATGCTGGAAAATTTACGAGTCACTTCTTTCCTTCCTTACCTAGAGACGTGGATTCGTATGGGGAACTGATCGGAGAGTTTGAGCGCCTCTTCCTGCAGGCGTTGCTGATACAGAGCAAAGACATAACGACTGACATTGGAACCAGCACCCGATGGGATCTTGGTGTCATTGAGGTCAGCCTCAGCGCTAGAGAGATTAATACGACCTGCGTCAAGAAATGACAGCAGGCGATAGCAGGCGCCATAGACCACCACATCTTGGCAGGACTCTGGCAAGCCAGTGACATTGACGAAATCATCGGTGTTGGCATCCATCGTATCTGGCACCATTGTGTACCAGACCTTGACCGTTCTTCCTGGTTGGATGTTCTCGTACAGGTTGATGGTCTTCTGGGTATTAAATGTTGGCGTGTTTGCCAATGGGTCAAATCTCCACTTGCGGATAGGTAGCCATTCCTTTGAAGAACCAGTGGTCTGCCAAGACATATACAGAACTTCTCGGCAATCATCTGGCAGCGGATATGTCACCTGTGCTGCATTGAAGGTGAAGGTTGTTGAACCAACAGCAAACAATTTAGGATAGAAGGAACGAACAGTGTCGTTGATAGCCTTCTTGATGTTGACTCGTGGGAATGTTGGAGACAGAGTAATCTGTGCATACTGAGCGTGTGGTGAGGCAGTCGTTCCAAGGTAGCCACGACCAAAGCCTGGAGCAACTGTTAGCAGGTTAGTGGCTTTATCAAAGGTATCAATCCATATCAATTCATCGTCAATCTCAATGATGCCTTTAGCCAAGTTGGATTGTGACCCAACGTTGATGGCTGTGCTTGTGGTCGTCAGACCAGCGCTATTGGTGACATAGGTGATGCGGTCTTGGCGAAGTGTAAAGCCTTGTAGATTGGCTCTGACCTCATCGACCAGATCATTGAATGTAGGCATCAGCCCTCCAGTTTTTTCTCCTTGGCCTTCTCAATAGCCTCGGCTGCTTTTCCTTTTTCATACCAGCCATCGCCCCATAGCGTCAGCAGGCGTTGGAAGTAATACTCGTATTGTTTGGCAATGACATCAACACCGTAGGTTTCTACAGCTCTCTTGCGTATCGCCGCTCTATCTAAGTTCTTGACATTCTGCGTAGCAAGGATGAACTCCTCTACGCTTCTGCAACGATAACCTGTCACACCTTGAACCACTGTCTCGGTGAATGCTCCCCAGTCTGTTGTGATAACTGGCGTACCGCAGGCTTGTGATTCAATATTGACGTTACCAAAAGGTTCTAAGTAAAGAGTCGGAACAAAGGTGGCAATAGCACCGCCCATTAGTTCAGAGCGTTTCTCGGCATCAACAGGTCCGATGTACTCACCATAGTTGGGGATGTAATTCCCTGGTCCTGCCATAATCAGACGAGCGCCGATGGTCTTACAGATATGTGCTGCTACCTCCACGCCTTTGCGTGGAATCATTCGTCCAATATAAAGGTAATAATCTCCATCGCCTTTACCCAGTGGGAACATATCTGGGTCAAGATAACCTGGGATGACTGCATCAAAGAATGCTCCATCAACTTGAGCGGCATTCTTAAACTGTGCATAGACTGCGTGCATCCAAGCATACGATTCAAAGACTTTGTAATCAGAGAAGATACCTGAGTATCCCACTCCGAACTCCACCGAAATATGAGACTTGAATGCCTCTGCTATCGGCTTGTGCGTAGCACCAGCAATCAGACAGATGAAGTCTTGATCCTGTATCCGCTTGCGAATCTCTTTAATTGCCCTATTGTTGAACTTCTCCCAATGGGGTAGTTTGTAATCAAACGGTGCTTCGACGTAAGGTTTCTTACCTACGACGATTCTGCGTTGAGTCTCGGTGATGCAGGGGATGAGCTCATCTACCGCTGCTTCATTTTCTTCGCCGGCATAAAGGTAGACCGTATGGCCTAGACCTTTCATCATATTGCAAAAGCGCCTGACCTTTTCGGTATAGGCACAGTTGGCAAAATCTTTAGTTGTCTGGGTATGGGGTAGTGCTACGACGTGGAATCTCATAGGTCAAATTCTAATTGAACCCCTTGAAATCTTGAGTTTGAGACTCGCGTAAGTCGCTGTATCCATCAGACTGGATAACCAGATTAGGAACTGCGACATAGGCATTAGTTCTATCAGCCCACATCCGGTAGGCTACATCTATCCACTTCTCGCCTTCTCTGGCGATATGAAGGAACAGGTCAACCTTGTCAGGTTTGATGCAGTAAGCCTGCGCCCCTGTGGTCTCCACCTGCCTAATCCAGTGCTTATTGACTGGTTTGGTGGCAATCCTCAGCGCTCCTAGATAGAAGATATGCCAGTCTTCTGGCAACTCCTCCATATAGGAATCTAAGGCTTCATTGAAATCATCACGGAAGATAGCGTCATCTTCACAAATCAAGACTCGCTCATCTTTACCTATTGAGCGAAGGACTTGGATATGGCTGAGTCTGCCTGCCACTATCGGATCCATCCCGATGAACTTGCCATCAAGTGCCTTGTGGACTTCATACTCAAAGCCCACTCTTTTGGCTTGGGCATCAAATTGCTCTAGTCGGTCTGAGCGTCTTTCAAGATTGATAACAACAATACGGTCAAAGTATTTATTGAGCGTCACATTCCACCGAGCATTAGGATGTCTGGCAGGGCTGTGGCATTGGTTCCACTGACACCTGTTGGCCCCGTAGAACCAGTTACACCGGTGGCTCCCGTTGCTCCAACAGGACCTGTGGCTCCTGTTGCTCCCACAGGGCCTGTCGCTCCGACAGGACCCGTTGCTCCGACTGGACCTGTCGGTCCTGTATTTCCCGTAACGCCTTGTGGACCTGTCGCTCCAGCCGGTCCAGTAGCCCCTGTGGGGCCAGTAGCGCCAACAGCGCCAGCGGGACCAGTAGCCCCAGTAGATCCAATATCACCTGTAACTCCTTGCGCTCCTTGTGGGCCGCTAGGACCGGTAACTCCCGTTGGTCCTACATCGCCTGTCACACCTTGCGGTCCTGTGGCTCCTACAGGCCCTGTAGCCCCTACAGGACCGGTTACACCGGTTACTCCTGTGGGACCAATATCGCCTGTGACACCTTGAGGACCAGTGGCACCAACGGGGCCAGTGGCTCCGGCAGGACCAGTAATTCCTTGTGGTCCGGTAGGACCAGTTGCCCCAGTATTTCCTGTGACGCCCTGAGCTCCTGTGGCGCCAGTAACACCTGTGACCCCTTGTGGGCCAGTGGGACCGGTTGCTCCTACGGGACCAGTTGGTCCAGTCGCTCCCGTGTCTCCTGTAACTCCTTGAGGTCCCGTTGCACCTGTTGCTCCCGTACTGCCCGTAGGTCCTGTAGAACCTGTGGGTCCGGTTGCACCGGTGACGCCTTGGGGACCCGTAGCCCCAGTCGGACCAGTAACTCCTGTAGCACCGCTTGCTCCTGTCGGACCAGTAGCGCCGGTAGCGCCAGTCGCTCCTGTTGCGCCAGTGGAACCTGTAGGTCCTGTCGGCCCAGTAGAACCAGTTGGTCCTGTGGGACCGGTAACACCTGGTGTTCCCTGTGGTCCTTGATCGTTGGAAAACTCTACGCCTATTTGAGGTGTGATGGACTCAATAACGATAATCGTTGTCACGTAGTCACTGCTCCTGTCACGACGAACTTGCCCTCAAGGATTCTTGTTACGGTTCCACCTGAACCTGCTTGCAAAACAAAGTCATAGGAATATCGACCTGATGCAATGTCGGCAGTAACCGATGCTGGCACAGTCACAGTTGCTCTACCATTGAGTGCATCAAGGGCAATGTAGCCATTGGTTGTTGATGCAACCAGAGTCGTTGTTGATGCGCCAACGAAGGGACGCACAGTCATTGTTGCTGTGTAGTTCGTCAGATTCCAAGGGGTGGAGTCATTGAGAATCTGGAATTGAAAATTAAATGTGGTGGCCTGGTCACAGGTCAGATTGAACTTAGCGCTCATCAGGACTCGATTTGTCGGAGAGCAGCCGCTGCAGGTAAGCCAGTAGTCCCAGCGAGGAGATTACATACACCGCTATAATCGAGATGAGTATTGGCAGAACCCGTAAGACCCGCGATGTCATTAAGAACTCCTACAGTGTCGGTATGGTCTGTAGTCACACTGCGAACGGCAGCCCATTGACGGGCAGCCAGTGCTTGGTCGACCATATCTTGTGGTTGACGATAAGTGGCACCACCATTGGCAAGACGATTCAGTTCCTGATTAAGAGTTGAATTAGGATTGATTGCCACCTACGTCTCCTTACTTCTTCTTTTTTGCTACTGCTGCGTAACTGCCTTTGGATTCAAGATACTCTACTGCTGATAGTAAAATATCTTTATTGTCTTTTGCCATACCTAACAGCGTATTGCAGTTTAGGCATAGCACTCCACGAAACTCGCCTGTATCGTGATTATGGTCTATGGCATAACCACGTTGTCTATTCTCATAGACTAGCAAGTCGGGTAATTCTGATTTACATATAGCACATTTATTATCTTGGTCTTGCAATGTTTCTTCTAGAGAATCTACAGTAACGCCATATTTATATTTTAGATGTTGTTCTAATCTCTTTTTAGGAGACCTACTAGCCCATCTTGTTTTTTGTCTTTCTTTGAGACAATCAACGCAACTATATTGACCCTTCCAATAGTTACTAATTGGTTGGTCTTTCTTACAAGACGGACAGGTTTTCATTTAGCCTTCTTTGATGCCCAGGCCGAATCAACCAGATTTGGATAAGGACGACCTGCTGCCTTAGCGCGTTTCTTTGCTGCACTCTTCTGGGCAGGTGTCAACTTCTTTGACTTAGACTTAGGATTGGGTTGATCCCAAAATGCTTTCTTCTTCATTTCTTGCCCTTGTTTCTCTTAGAGATTGCAGCGGCTTTCTTCTTGGCGTCAGCCTTGGATGATGCACCCCAGGCTTGCAGTGAAAGGAGCAATCGAGTTGGCTCTCCATTAGGTTTACGTTCTGGTCCTGGAGCATTACCCATACGGGCAAGGAAGGATGCTCTACGCGGATTATCACCTGACTTGACTGGTGCCTTTAGGTTCATACCTTGAGCTTTAGCAGAAGCTCGACCTTTAGCGTTCAATCCGCCTTTAGGATTCTTACCTTCTGCTCTTTGCCACGCTGGTGTTTTTGCCATACTCTCCGTACTTTCCAAGGATAGACCGGATAGTTCCGTTCTTGTTAAGACGAACTACCAGACCATCTCTAATGATGACTGGGTTGAATCCATCGTGGCGCTTGTGTTGGCCCGATGACATTATCTCTTTTTGTTTTCTGGATTATTAGGATTGAGTTTTCTACGCTCTTTATAGGCTGCGTATCTTGACTGTCCTTCTTCAAATTTTAATCGTGCTTTCTCTTCAGCGGCAGTTTGTTTCTTTCGCTTTTCTTCTGCTGCAGCAGCACGCTTCCTGAGTTCAGCGCTATGAAACTTTTCCATACGACGGATGTAATCGCCACCAGATTCTCCAGCCTTACGTGCTTGGGGATTTGGGTTCACACCCATTGGATATATGCCACCCTTAGGTTTCTTAGCCATTATTTTTTCTTCGCTTTCTTCTTGGCTTTACCAGCTTCACTGAGAGCAATAGCGATTGCTTGCTTACGAGACTTGACCACAGGTCCCTTCTTTCCAGAATGGAGCGTGCCGGTCTTGAACTCGTGCATTACTTTCTCGACCTTAGTCTTCTTCTTTGCCATTACTTAGCGCCCATCTTCTTCTTCATTCCTGAAACCTTCTTCAGGCGTGGGTTGGCCTTGACTGCTTTGGCAGATGCTTTGCGAGCGCCAGCAGCGAGAATCGCTCCAGCCCTCTCCATTCCAACACCCTGCTTCTTTGCAATCTTCGCTTGTACGGCCTTGAATCCTGGGTGCTTTCCCTTTGCGCTTCCATATTCCTTCTTGCGCTCTTTGGAACCTTCCATCATCTCGTGTTTTGCTGAATGCTTCTTTGGCATTACTTCTGTCCCTTCGGATAAGCTCCGTTAGCGCCCTTCTGCAATTCTTCGTAGGTCATAAACGGCTTGTCATTAGATCCCGGTGGGTAAGGCATATAGAACTCTGGACGGCTTGATGGCTTGTAGGTATTGTCCTGCAAGTTCGGGTCTTTTTCCTTTGGCATAATTACTCCTTGAAAGTAAGGGTATTGCCATCAAAGGCTTTACCCGATTCGTTGCTTAGTCTCACCGCAGCATCAATATCTTTCTGCTTTGTTGAGATGGGTTCCATTCCCTGCTTGACAGCAGAGTAGTAGGAATCCAATTCTTTGTTATCGCGTTTCTCTTGGTCTTTATCCCAGCCTTGCCGAGTAGGGAAGCACCCTGCAAAACCAAGGTTGGCATCGCGTAGGCAATCGCCATAGTCAGCGTGATCTTGAGTCTTGCATCCGCTGCGACAGTTAGGATTCTTGGTCATTAGATTTGTGTGAGGTAGGAGGAATATCCGGCGTCAATGAGGATTTGTGCTTGAGCATCGGTGAGGATGTATTCGTGACCACCAAGATAAGCGGCATCGGCATTAGCGATATCATCTTGGTAGGGAGTTTGAATCTCTGTCACAGTGGTGCCATTGACAAGCAATGACATACCGCGGGGAACGTCTGTGAGAAACGGATTGATAGTTCCAGTGATTGTTCCGCCTGCGATAGGTCGTCCAGCAAGACGGGCATAAGGAGAATAACAATCCTCTGTAATGCCATATGTCTCCCAGCGCCAAGGCGTATTCAATTGGTAGGTCATATCATCCTTTCCAAGTGGACTCACCGCCAAGCAGAGGTTTCAAGGCCTCTGCCTGACAGTCAATCAACCTAGTTGATAGAAGTTGCAGTCTCGATGCGGTACAGAGCCGCTTCGCGGAGACGGTTGAAGCCACCGAAGTAGTACCAACCGATGGTGCGGAAGCGACGGAGTGCGTCGATTTCCGGACCGATGACAGTGCTGATGTCTTGTGCCTGTGCTTCAGCAAGTGCTTCACGACCAGCAACGACTGCCTTGTAGACAGTGACGGCTGGTGATGCACCGTTAGATGCAGACGGGACACGAGGTGTCTCAACAACGAACGCACCTTCGATAACGCCGACTGCGCCAGCGACGAATGGTGTGCGCTCTACGTACTTGGTGAGTTCTTGGAATCCACCAGTTCCTGCTTCAGCGCGGAGATCCGCAGACTGACGTGGGTGCAGGTAGGCAGCATAGAGTTCGCCAATGCGAGGTACTGCCTTGTTGGTGCGGAGTTGAACAACCGCTTCGCGGATGTCTGCAACAGACATTGTGCCAGAGGCAGTGATGCCTGAAGTTCCAGTTGCTGTGCCACCATAGATAACGTTGGTTCCAGCGGTCAAGACGTTAGCAACAACGACGTCGATAGAATCGGCAGCGTTGTATGCAATGATGTCAGCGAGTGCTGAATCAACGTCGTTGAACGATGTAAGGTTCAACTTCTTGGTGGTGGTTACTGCTGAACCGTACTCATTGAGGGTAACGGTTACTTGAGATGGATTGCCAAGGGCAATCGAGGAAACGTCAGATGTTTCAGTCAAAGTACCAGTTGCGGTATTGAGATCTGAATAGATGGAGAATACAACTGACGAACCTGGCATTGCTTGCTGTACCGGCTTGACGTCAGCAAGTGCTCGCATCACTGGGATGGAGCGCAGTGCCATACGGACGTATTGATCGTACGCCGTCTGGACTAGATTGCTGATTGTCGAAGAGGAGGTAAGCGTTCCCGTAGGAATTGCCATTTACTTGCCTTTCGATTAGGTTCGGATTAGAGTCCAGACTGCCTAATGATGTCGTCTAATTCTTCTCGGCTTGTTGCATTCATCAGTTTCTTATGAATCTCTGCCTGATATTCAGGAGTCATTCCCTGTTCTACGGCATTTGTCATTCGTTGATATGCAGCGGCCTGTCGTGGATCGACGTTAGGTTTTGCCTGGGTTTGCTGGGTTTCTACACCAAATACATCGGAGTAGTTCTCCAGCCATTTTGATACAGACTCCTCAGTTGGGTCTATATCCTGTGGGATAAAAGAAGCGATCTTCTGATTTACCCCGCGACTAGCGAGGGCGTCTTTGATTGCTCGTTCACGGTTTGCTTTGGCAAGGCTTTCATACTGAGACTTAAGTTCAGCTAGTTCCTTGTCTTTTTGCTTTGTTGCTTTACGCAACTGCTTTACGAGATTGTCACCATCAGTTTGCTGTGGTGTGTCAAAGTCGTCATCGTCTTCGTCGTAATTGGACATAGGTCCATCTCCCTTATCTTTTTAGTAGTTTCGCGGGCCACATACGAATTGGGGAAGTTCGTATGGCTCCCACTGCCGGTATTTATTTCTCTCTAACGGGCCGGTAGTTCCGTTAGCAGGCCTTTAGTATTGCCCAGCTCTGTCGCGGGCTAGTGCGCCACCTGTTACTCCGGTGGTGCCTCCGAATGTTGCTTGTTCCATCTTGCCTAGGCGCTTGCGTTGCTTTGCCGCTTCGGTTGCAGAAGGTAATCCAAAGACTTCCTGTTCTGCTGTGGTCTGCGTATATTCGGGTTGCTGATAAATCTGTGATAGTTGTCGACCACGCTCTAAGCCACCAGCGATAGCTTGGAATCCTTGTTGTGCCGCTTGCTGTGTGACTCCATAGCGCTGGAGTTCTTCTGCCCTTGCAAGACCAGTCTGTAATCCTGCCTGAAGTGCAGCGCCACCAATTTCAGCAGCACCTACTCTGCGCTTGATATTCGATAAGGCTTGCGTTGGATCAAGTGTATAGGCAAGGATATCGCCACTGGTGATATCTGGATAGAACTGTTGTAATGCAGTCTTGATTTCAGGTGCTGCATTAAGTACACGGTTCTGTGCAGTCTGAATACGGTCTTCAAGTTCTGCTGCTGAAACATCTCCAGCGATAAACTTTTCAAATCCCGGTTGGATACCCATATCGCCTTTGGCATAGTAAGACTCGGGTAGTCCATAGTTACGCATAATGTTTTGATATTGGTCTTCTAAGCCAAGGTATTCGGCTTCAGATAGTGCGCTCAAACCTTTAGCAATGCGTTGGGCGTTGGCAGCAAAGCGCTTTCTGTATGGTTCGCTGTCGCGCAAACGTAACGTAAATTCAGCAGCGGGTACGCCTCGTTGAATCAAATCTTTTAATGGCTCTACTAATGAGCCAAGACCGTACTGAGCAAATTGCTGATAAAGCAAATCATAGGCAGATTGAGCCGCGCCAATTTTAGAAAGACGAGACTCTTCCTTCTGTCGCAACATAGCCTCATATGCAACATAGGCTTGTTGATCTGTAAAGACAGTTCCATCGGATGCAGTATAGGTTCCTCTTCCCGCATTACTTGGAACATTTCCAAAGCCTTGATTTGGACCTTTGAAATAATCAAGAACCCAACTATTCCTATCGCCCATTCCAGTTGTTCCATCTTCATAAACTGGAATGCCGTACTCAGCGCCTGAAGCTGGGTCTACGTAGCGCTGATACGATTTAATTGTTTTCTTTGTAGAAGTTGGAATCTTTGTTGGTGGATTAATTTTACCTGTTTTAGTGTCTATCGTGGCGCCAGTTGCTTCAGCAATTTGTTGTGCTTGGGTTTTTGCTGTAGCCTGCAATGAAGCTGCTGCGGTTTTTGAAGCAGCGATAGCATCTAATTCTGCTTGGGTTGGGCCAGTTGCTTTTTTTGCTGCTGCAAACTGAGCAGCAAGGTCAAGTGGGTTTATCTGTGGTCCCGTGTAGCCAATCTGTTTGGCTTCTTGGGCGGAGATAAATTGCCCTCTACTTAACTTTGCCCGTATTATATTATCATCAGCCATCGCTACCCCTGAAATCCAAAGTCTCTAAGGACTTTAGAGACAGCGCTTGATACTTCTTCTCGTGCAGAGTTGGTAAATTGCCAGCGCTTATCTTGACGAAGATTGCGTTCAAACTGATACAAGGGCATCTCACCTTCCGTTGTAATAGCAGATCGAAGAGTTGGGTCATCTAAAGTAATTGAACCGCTAGGGAGTTCTAGGATATTCTCCATAAGATTCTGATAGGGACTATAGATAGTATCTAGGTCAATACCTTGGTCAATAAGTTTAGCTATTTTCTCTGGCATACCAATTTTGGCTACACTGCGAATCATTTGTTTGAAATCCTCAATGTTTCCACCTCGATTAAGCGCCTCAAGCCATAACGGAAGTTGTGAACCAAATGCTTTTTGCAAGTCAAGACCGTTAGCAATAGCCACCTTCTTCAAGGTGTTAATGTTGTCTGCTGCTTCGCCTTTTAGACCGGTCAGAGAAGGAACGCTGAACTTGAACTTACTATTGAGGAAGTTTTGGAATGTATAAGGGTCTGCATCCTGATTGTTGTCATAAGCCTCTTGAGCAAGTTGGTCTACTGCGGCATCATCAAGGGTTGCTCCAGCTCTTTCGGCTGACAACTTGATACGATCTTTAAGACCAGAAATTGCTAGACCATAATCGGTAGTTCTATTAAGTTGGAAAATCTTTGATTCATCTCCAGCAGCAGCCTTAACTGCATCAACATAAAGTTGCTTGTTTAGTTGGCGCTGGAGAACATCACCAGAGGTAAGTTTGATTTTCTTGAGTTCTTCTGCATAGACAGGATCTTTATTTAACTCTTCAAAGAGCCATTGAGCCTCATCTAGCCCACCTACTGTTGATTGAGTTCTAGTCTTGGGGTCATAGGTCTGCGTTGAGGGATTCTTTCTTTGTGCCTCAACAAGCAAGGTTCGCCACTTCTTGAGTTCGTCAGCGGTTGGTTCCCTCTTGAGATATTTCTTAAAGTAGTCAATAACAAATGACTTGGCTTGAGTAATGCTGTACTCAGATGGGTAGCGTGTTGTAGTGGGTTTCTTGACAGCCGCTGGACCTGTTGGTCCGGTTGGGCTACTTGCCCCACTGGCTTCCATTTGAGCAATTTGCTCATCTGAGTAGCCCAGAGCGCGAAGTTGCTGTTTCACTGCCTCTGTATATGGCATTACTTCTTCTCCTCAATCGGCGTCAAATATTTATCCACGATAAGGTCTTGTGATAGGAAACGGTCATAGATATACGCAAAGCCCATCTTGTCATCTTGCTTCAACTTATTGACAACAGAGTCATAGGCTAACTTTATGTCAATGTTTGACTTAGCATTTATTGACTTTGCCTTTCGTTGCATCAAATCTGCAGCTATTGCTTTCCTAAAATCAAGGTAGGCGCCAATAGATTTCCACGTAACATTGTTCTTATTGTCAGCCATAAATTTCTCATCATTGAGAATCTTGCCTAAACCAACGATAACCCTATTGGTCTTTGAGCCATCGGAGTCTAAGTAATCGTCATACCAGGCACTCTGCTCATATTGACCTGTTTTTTCGTTGACTATAAAATTACCTTGGTTATCTTTTTTCCTGCTTATTGCCGCAATAAAGGCTTCCTTGGCAATCTTGAGATCCTCGGCACCCTTTTGCTGAGTCGAAGATAAACCTCTATCTTGCAAGGCATTATCTATCTCATCCATAAATCTGTTGTACTGAATCCAGCCCTTTTCAGCCTCTGTTCTTTTCTGGGCAAGTGCAGGATCTTGAGAACTTAAGAATGTCTCTCTGCTACCTGCAGAGATTTTCTTCTTGTATAGGTAACTATAGGCAGCCTGAGAAAATTCATAACCAGAGAAATCATTTGTTATCGTTCCCACAAGGCGAGGCTCAATATTGGCAAGTTCGCCTACTAAGCCACTATATTTCTCAAGTCTTCCTACCGCTGCAACAGATGATTGTATGTTTGTTGGATTGGAAGATAGACTTGTGGTAAATGAGAAAAACTCTGGGTAGTCATCAAAGAATTTAGCATCAGCATCAACGCCATAGAGACGCTTATATTCTCTTGACTTGTCCATATAGAATTTATACGGGCTGTCAAAGCGAGGAGCAAAAGGAAGGATAAGGTTTGCAGCAACGCGCATATTCCAGTAATGCTGAGTCATCTTCAAGATTTTCTCTTGCGATACAGGAGGCAATCCATTCTGCTTTGCCTTTTGTTGCTCAGTGTTCCAAATCAACTGGTATGTTCTGGCAAACTGGGCATCATCTAATCCTGCTTCACGAGTCTGCAATCTTTGCACCCAAGCTGGAAGTAATCCAGATAGAGCGTTCTTAGAAGGACCATAAGGTAAAGCCCACTTAAATGAATCCTCAAGGCTTGGTTTCTTTTTTACTAACTCTGATACCGGTATTCCTACATAAGGACCTACTGGGAAAATATCGCTAAAGACATTAGGATTGCCCTTCATATAAAGAACATCCATACCGCCTTGGAAGAGGATATCCAAGGATGCCTTTGGGATTCCCATTTGATTCAAGGATGCTGTTCCCTTGCCAAAGAATGGAATCTTACTAATGCCTTTAGGTAACCCGACCCAGATGATGTCATTGCCGCTGGTCTCACCTGGTGGCACAATGTTGCCTTCTTGGTCGGTAACTAACCCGGCTCTGTTAGGAGCATTCCAGACCATATAACCACGATTGACGATTGTTGGATTTGCTACCGCCAACTTAAGCCAAGTCTTGTAGGCATTCTCTTGAGCAGAGAAGAATGGGCTGATGTACTTCATCAAAGTCGCTAGGTTAGTTCTGCGTTCAATGTTGAAAAGAACGCCCTTCATATCCCGCAAAGCAGCCTTATGCGAAGCAGACATTAAAGCATTCTGCTCTTCTAGAGTCAGGCGGTCTTTCTTTAGACCTGCCATAATGTCTAGACGTCTTTTTGCTTCTTGTCTGTAGTAATAGATATAAAGAGGGTTTCTTGCCCAAGTGTCTTCTGGCAATGTTCCAAGAAACTTGAAGGCGCTATTAAATATATTCCTAAGACTTAGTTTTGAGACATTGAAAATATTCTCTTCCAAGATATGACCGTGGATAATGGGCAACTCAGTTGGATCTTTGAATGCGGTACGCAAGTCATTAGCGGTGATTTCACCTAACTTAGAGCGAAGACCGGATTGTGCAGGAAGATACTTGTCAAGAAATCCATTAACCTTTGTCACATATTCTGCAGATTCTCTAGAAGGTATTGACAATCGACCTCGCAGGTCACGACCTTCTGGGGTATTGCGAAGCCACTTGGTTACATCTTCAACGCTTTCGCCTTTGGCTAACTTGCTTGCTACTGCAGAGTTACCAAACTGCTGGCGTAAGGTCTGCGCCCACTGCTCAAAGTATCCCGGGTCAGTTGGATTGATAGCACCCATACCCTTGTAAGACATTTTGCGGGTAAGAAGACTTGCATTGCTGTCAACAACACGCTGGAAAGTGTTACCGGAAGAGGCATAGCGTCGGAACATATCTCCCAAGCGACCGCCGTAAGCGTCAAAAATGTCATAAGTCTGACCATCTGCAGTGGTCAATCGGAAAGTTCCTACACCAATACGATCCTTTGGCTTAGCGCCTGGGTTCTTATTGAGGATATTGGTATAGCTTTCATATACGGCTTGCTTTTGTTCTTGCAAAATAATTTTAGTATTGAGTTTTTCCGCCAAATCTAAATCGTTTGGATTAAGCAGAACCTTGGCGTTTAAGTCATCTATCTCAGATTTAAGTTCATCTAACTCTTTGATTACGCTATTGGTCTTCTCTTGAAGTTTAGAGAAACTAAGACCTTCTGATACTGGACGATAGCGGTCAATATAACGAGAAGGAGTTCTGACAGCATCGTTAATAACATTTTTCAATCCAGGACCGAGATGACGCAGCGATGCCATAGCGCCGACTGCTGATGCAATACGCAACTGAGAATCAATTCCGTTACGGATGGTATAGCCAAGACGTAGCAAGGCACCAGCCTTGAAAAGATCCTGAACATAATCAAGAGCAGTAAGGGTTCCGTCTACTGCATAACCTCTTAAAGTACCCAGTGGGGACTTATTGCGGTTGAGAACTCTGTCTAGAAGGAGAAAGTCCATTACTGGCAGATTATCTGCAGTCTGTGATTCAAAGACAGGAACTTTGATGATTGAGTTATCGGTATCAACCATAAAGCCATTATCCTTAATGGACTTCATAGCAGACATTCGAGCGCCACGATAGTTGTTGTAAATACGATTGGCTACCTGCTCGTCAATGTCATACTTCTGTGCAATCTTTCGCAAGGCAGCATTTTCAAGATTGATGACTACAACGCTTCGAGCCTCTGGCGTAGCAGCAGCCATATATTGCTCAAGGAATTTTCTAGATTCAGCCTCATCAAATATGTTAAGAGTCTTAACAAATGGTCTGGCTACAATAGGACCGGTCTGAGGGCCTAGAACATTGAGCGTTGCAATGATTTCCTTGTAGGAATCTGGGTCGTTGAGGTCAACGATACCTGCAGGTCGCTCGTTAGCAGCCCAAGAAATCTTCTGATACAGCCTGTGGAATGGGGTAGGTTGGAATACCTCAATATTTGGATTGCCAATTTCTCTGTCGTAGAACTTTACTGCTCTAGATTTGGCAACAAAGTCATCAATTCCTCTAGAAAGGGGACCGGTAGTACGAGTAAGAGAACCGCCACCTTCTCCGAGTTGCATTAACTTTGAGAAATATTGGTCATTCTTAGCCAACGCTGCATAGTTTTCTTTGGCTTCCTTGATAATACCGGGGTCATCATTCAAGAATGGAATCATCCCAGAGCCATCTGGCGCTGCAAAAAGTTTATATTCGTCTACTGCGCTCATCTTTCCACGAGCAGTTTCAAGAGCATCGGTGATATCGGCTCTAGCAAGACGTAATTCATCCATTGCTGCAGGATCACTAAGGGCAGAACGCAGGATAAGAGCTGTCTGCTCTACATCGGTTGAGTTACCTAATAAGTGAGCAAGCAATCCTGGGTTAGAAGATGACTTAACCATTGGATGATTGAGAGCATAAATGGAGTCATTCTTGGTAAAATCATTGAGAGGCTTTGTCCAGTTGTTAACTTCGCCAGCTTGAGCCTTGGTTATCTGTTCTGCGGCTCTGGCAACTTTATCTGCATTGCTTAGTTCGCCAACGCCAAGTTCACTAGCCTTGAGCCATTTAGTTGCTTTACCACCAACAAGGGTTATATCACCAAAGATGTTGATACCAAAGTCTAAGGTTCCTGATAAAGCCCATCCCCACGAACTCTGCTTGAATGCAGCATCACGTTCTGCTGGGTCATAGATATTAAACTTTGGGTCATACATTACCCGATATTGAGTAAGGACTGCTTGACCTGGTGTAATATCTTGAGCAAGCCTGTAATATTTAGAGTATGTATTAGGATTAAAAGGATTAACAAGGCCTTTTTCCTGTACTTCTTTTTGAAAAGCATCTGTGCCTTCTGAAAAAAGCAAACCTGTCGCCCTGCTGACATCGCCTGACATTAAGGCGACAGTTGTCAATGGTTCACGAATGTAATCACGGTTAACCCTATTGATCCACTCAAGTGCGGGACCAAGACCAGGAACTTTCATTACAGCACCAGCGGCATCTGCCAAAGGCAGGATGGCAGTCTTACCCGGACCACTTGCTGCAGTCTTAACTGTCGTCATAAAGCCGTTATATTCGGCCTTATCATTCCACGGTGCAGTGCCAATGTCCCAAGCAAACTTAGCTCCGGCAAAAGGCGATACCACAACATCTTTGGCAAACTTAAATAGTCCTTTACCTAGACCAGAGGCAATATCACCAATTCTGTTCCATACACTCACAGACTATCCTTTAACTGTCGAATAGCTTTGCGTGTTTCAGGTGAGGTACCAGGCAGTGATGCAACATAACTCAAGACAGGCATATAAGCCTGAATGTTTGCTCTAAAATTCAAATCATCTTCGGTAGGCATCTGGTTCATACCGATAACCTCTGGTCCTGCGCCTGCACCTAATGCAATTCCTGTGGTAACTGGTTCACCGGGGCGCTCGGTAGGAGCATAAAGCGAAGTAACTGGTGCTGCCTTAGTTGCTTGACGAACATCTGTTGGTGTAGCACCGCGAACATCGGGTGTCTTTGCAAGCGGAGCTGCTGACTTTATTGCCGCAGTCTCAACGCCTTCACCATATCCAGATGACGGTAAACTAAGTCCATCGGTACGGACGGAGAATTTGCCTGGGCCTGCTGCTCCTGCTAATGGGCCTCTAGCCATTTTCTTCCTCCATCTTCTCTAAATCCTGCGCGAAGTTCTCCCAAGCCTTGCTGACTTGTGTCTGTCTAATCGCGTTATATGTTGCCACTTCTAAAATCTCTTCTGAGAATGCGTGAAATGCACTCATCAAGTTATGAAACAAACCTGCAAATACTACGAGGAAATCTGCGATACGGATAGAGCGTGGAACATAATCATCTTGCTGCTTCACGCTCCATCCTTTCGCATTGGTTTAACTAAGCCTTCTTGCCCTTACGTCCGGCAGGGGCATATCCAAAGTCAACTTTTCCGCCTTTTGGCTTTGAAGTATCTTTCTTGCCTTCTGTTGGCTTCTGCGTTGGAGCAGCAGCACGACCACCTTTTTTCATTTAGCACCTCCTTTGGCTATGCTCAACCTGCTATTTGTGCGAGCAAACTTGCGATATCGGGACGAGAGCCAGCAGCAGGGGCCGCACCCATTGGTTGCATTGGTGTTGGCTGCGAGGCAGGAACGGGGGCCATACCTGCTGCTGGAACTTCTGCGCCCATACCTGGCATACCTGGCATTTCCATCTGTGGTGCAGGTTGTTCTGGCGCGAATACTTCATCGACAATAGTTTCAATCTCTTTGCCTTTTTGACGGCCTTTGATTATCTCGGCGATTCGAGTAACAATCTGAGAAGGATCTTGACCTTGTGCAGCAAGGGTCGGAATAGCCTGGGCATAAGCAGAAACGGCAGCACGCAAAGAATCGCGCATATCTTCAATATCAACACGTTGTTCTTCTTGAGTGACATTTAACTCCATAGGAATCTCGCGGCGTACATAGTCACGACTTACAAGTTTGTCACTTCGCATCTGTAGCAAAGCGATGATGGCTCGGTTAGGATCCATACCTGACATAATTCCGTAGCGAACATCAACGCCATACTCACCGGCGATAGCCTTACTTGGCACATACTTCATTGAGAATGGCATTCCATCCTCACTGCCACGAATCTCTTTGGTCATTGAGCCAAAGATTCTTTCGTCTACTTCAAAGCAGAGGGCAACAAGTTCTGTGAAGATGCGTGCGAACTGTGACTGTGCGCTGCGAATCTGAGTATCAAAGCCTGCCTGCAGAGCCTGAACGCCACGTCCTGTGACAACAGAGGCATCAAGATTGCCCGAGCGTACTTCTGGATAGCGAGCGCCTAAACGCAATTCACGCTCTAGCACACCAGATTCTGTGAAGACTCCAGGTGGAAGTTCTAGCGGCACACGGCGAATCGCTTGTGGATTAGCAGAGCGCATAATCGAGTCAGGTCCAAGTGCGAGTTCTTGGACATCTTGCGGGATGGCAATAGGTGCCTGAATGGACTTCTCTGCTGCTTGTATTTGCAAGACTGCAAATCGTGCGCGAGCCAGTTGCACCGCTAGAACATCATCAAATTGACCGCGTGCTTCACCATCGATGGATGCTCTTACTGCAACGACAGCGAGGCATTTACCAATCGGGTTGGGCGTCTGAGAAAGAATCAGGTTATTACGCTCTGGGATAAAGATGAGATCTTGGTCTTTGTCGTGATAGCGAACCAAGGTCACATAAGGAGTATTGGATGTGCCTGGGTAGGGCATATTCTTCTTGCCAAGGATCTCATTGTAGAACTCTGGGTACTGCGCTGCAAGGCTTTCAGCATCAGAGTTGACAACTTGGGTAAGAGAGATTGTGCGACCAAACCTGTCAATCTCAGGATAGACACCGAAAGGATTGAGCATACGGATTCTAGGATTGTTGCTCTCATAATCCATCTCAACGATGGCTGGCAACATACCGTAGGTGTTAAACCAATCAGCGCCGGTGTACATCTGAATCTGTAGATCCGATGAGGCGATATAGAAGTTTGCAATGCGAGTTCTGGTATCGGCTGCCTTACGTGCAGCATCGGAGACCATATTGGTCGCAGAGCATTCAAAGGAAGGAAGCGGAGCCATTGCCTCGGCAAGGTCACGAGCAGCGACATCAATGAAGTTAGCCACCAAAGGCTTGGGGTATTCTTCAGTGAACATCGCAGGATAGACCTTAGAGATGTCTCCTTGGCGTACAGAAAGTACGCTACGCATACGCTGGTCACGCGCTGCGTATTTAGTCTGCAGACGCGCTACCTTAGCGATGACTTCCTTGGTTGATAGCATTAAAACCTGCTTCTAGTTATTTTCTCTTTTGGATAATGCTGTAATTTGAACCTGTCTTCTTTTCAAGAGTCTTTGTTCTCTTGGTGGCAGGCATTGAAGGCTTAGCCATACTGGCTTTGTTTGCAGCGGTCTTCTTAGGCAGATTGGTCATCTTAGGAGCCTTAGATGCTGGAGCAGATTTAGTCATTGATGCAGAAGGCTTGGCAACTTCAGCAGGTTTACGTGATACGCCTCTGGCGCTACCAGTAATCTTCACTGCTGGCTTATCAACCATCTTTGGGTTTCTGCTCATCATATACTCCTTCTTCAAGTTTGCTAAATCCTTAGCAAGTCTTTTCTTATCTGCTGGAGTTTCTGCTGTATCAATCAGCCAAGAGCGACGATTGTAATATTCGTCCTCCGACATTCCTTTACGTGCCATTGTTTCTCCTAGATGAATTGGCGTTGTTTGTCGTTTAACAATTCGTCAATGTTGACGACAATCTGTTTCTTTCGTTCGTACCTATTGAGGAAGGGATTGTTCATATGGTGCTTCTGGTGTATGCCAGTGTTGAGCCATTCCCTTGCCCTGATCTCACAGAACCATAGAGCCATCACCATATCGGTCTTACCTTTGGTCGTTGGTGACCAAGTAATAAGTTGCTCAATAAGATTCTTAACATTCTCAGTAGCATCAGAGGGAAGGTGCATCAAGTTATCGCGATGGTGCTTTCCATCTATTTGCTTAGAACCAAATAAGGTTGACATCGATGCAACACCAAAGCCTGCATCCCATTTGTTGTTGCCGGTGTGATGCTCACGCAACACGATACCTTTGGATGCAAGGAAGGTACGGATACCTTCGTCTTGGGTAAGGAAAGACTGGAAAGCGTTACGCTCAACAATCCACTCTGCTGGAGCATAGACATTGGACCAGTCAATGATGAGTTGGCGAATCTGTGCTGGAGTGGGGCGAGAAATCTTGGTAGCATCAACGATGTAGCGTTTATGAGTGGTGCGGTCTACTGCGTAGCAGACTGCTGCAGTATCACCGACCATCGCTGGGTCAAGACCACAGACGATAGAAAACCCATTAAGCGATGGTGGATGTCCGGGATAGCCTGGCGTTAGGCGACCGGCTTTACGCATTCCATCAATGGAGCCTTTAACGCAGACAGGATCAAAAATGGCATCATCGGAGATATCTTGTTGTTGGTAGACCAGCGCCCAAGTGCTTGCATCCATCGCTTGGCGTTCAGAGTAAAGATGCTTACCATTCCAGCGAGGATAAAGACCTTCTTCGTTCTTCTGGTCTTCTTGTTGACCATCAAAGGGTTGGTCAGAGTAAGGCCAGAGCGTAGTCCACTTCTCTGGGTCTTCATCAGATTCTAAAAGAGCTGGCATCGCTAGATAGGTCCACGGTACTTGACCACCGGGATACCTGTCGGGGTTACGAAGTTCTTTGTAGAGGTCTACTGAGGCTACGCGGGTACCGATGACGATTAACTTACCGGTAGGATTAAGACGGGAGCGTACGTCTTGTTGGAGCCACTTGATTTGCTTTTCAAAGTCATTGGCATTGGACAAGGTGACGGTATCATCCAGAATAATCATATCGGCACGCTTACCGTAAATCTGACCGCCGATACCTACGGCTTCTAGGTTGGGGTCTTTCTCGGAGGACTCTCGGAGTTCTTCGCCAAAGACCACACGGTTTTGCTGCCAAGAGGCAGTCTTGGTATTAAAGCCCACACCAGCGGCATAGGCCTGCTGGAGTTGCTCATACATCGGGTGAGTCAAGCGTTGCTTGATGGCATACAAGAAGTCTGCCGCTAGGCGCTGAGTCTGAGAGACTATCAGGACTCTAAAGTTAGGATTATTGACAACCTTGTAGGTCACATAGTCCACAGTGATAGTGATGGACTTGGCGTGATTCGGCGGTATGTTAATCAGGATGCGGTTATCTGCAATGCCCTTTTCGTATTTCATCGAATGGTGGAACCACGATGGGTCTCTACCTTCAATGACATCTACCAAGTTAAGTTGGTGAGGAAAGGTCTGTTGCTTAAGATACTTCTGACGCCAGGTCTTAAAATCTAGATTCTTTGCGGTCTCTTCTGCAAAGTTCTTTTCCAACCCGCCAAGGCGGGTACGGTCGGCTAACTGCCGGAAGATATCATCTGATCTACGGTAGTACTCGTAGGTCTTGATGGATTTACCAGCGACCCTGCAGGAGGCCTCAATAGTCATCCCATCTCCAATACATTGGAGGATGATCTTCTTGGCCTTGTCTGCTTCCTTGGTCTTATTTGGTGTAGGTTTCATAAGTCGCGTGTCGCGTGGAGGCTTTCTTTCATCAGTGGGAGGGTAAATCTATCAGTGGGCGATAGATAGAACTCACCCCACTAAATGTGGTGCAAAGCACCACTGTAGTTCGGGCTTAGCGCCCGAACGAACCACGGTGAGTGAGGGGTAAATACTGTATTGTTTCTAGGGCGCGTAGCTCCTAGCGGAGCGCCCAGTCAGGTCGCGAATGCTATGGCTGCTGTCGCATTCGCTCCCTACTATATATAAGGCAGAAAAAATAGTCGATTTCCCGTTTTCCAACGAAAAATCTTTCAAATGTGACTAACGTCACGTAAAAATACGGACAAAGTGGTACAGCCGATCACGGCGTTTAACTTTAGCGCAGATATTTAATTGGGGATATAGCCTCCGCGTGCAAAAAAACTAAGCAATGCCGGGTCTAGTTTCGGGGAAATCGAGTATCGGGCAGACCAGATATGACCGAATCGGAAAGGAATCAAACAGAATTGCGAGCGGAAAGGGTAACTATCCCATCGGCGGTATCTTTCCTAATTCTCTCCGATTATTTTCTAACTATCTGCTCTCGCATTACGCCTAGCGATCTGCCAGAAGCTGCCACTAATAACGCCAGGCGTTACTATACCCTAACCCTTGAATAGTTGAATCTTCAACTAATCTACTCTCAACACACCTAGCGGTTATGACCGGTCAGACCTATCGTGTCTGCTCTTGACACTATGGGGCATAGTGCCCTAGTTTTCTCTTAGTGAGTAGATAGCTCACCATCTCGAAAGGATAAAAGCGTGACACGATCGAAAGAAGAGAAAAGCGCATTTATTGCGCACCTACGCGCTAGCGCGAAAGCGTTAGGCGAGACTAACCCATCCATCCCATCTAACCTATCTTCTAGTTATTCTCTCCAAAATAGCTTGATGATTCTTTTCCAAAAGCCTAACGCCACTAATTGCGCCGGTTTTCACGATTGGAGAAAAGCTGGCCGATCGGTGCGCAAGGGTGCTAAGGGTATCGCGATCCTGGTGCCACTAGGCACACGCACCGATGAAGATGGCCAGGATAAACCCTTCTTCTCCTGGCGATATGTCTTCGATATTAGTGACACGCAAGAATTGACAGAAGACTCTCCCAAGCTAGCGCGAGAGTTGGTGATGGCCTAATGCCTAAGCAGATGGCGAAAGAGTATCGCCTAACCGATGATGAGGGAAACCTATGGGCTATCGCTAGCCTAACGCTCACACGCCTAAACGCGCTAGTGAGAGAGTATAAGAAAATGGAAATTTACCTAACCGCTAAGGAGATCGCATAATGAAAGTTTTTAACGTAGTAAAAGACCCTAGAAACGGTCATATTATCTGTTCGGGAATGTGTGATCAGGGATACCTAGAGACTAAAGTATATATTGGATACAGCGTAGCTCAAGCGAGGAAAATGTTCAGGGATCATCTCAAGTCTATTAACGCCTAGGTGCTTTACTTTCCGCCATAGTTGCGAGACTATGGCGGAAGGTAGCTCACCTAACACTAGGGAGCTAATCTCGAAAGGATACAAGCAAGATGGAAACTGTAAAGATAACAAGCGACGATCGCGTGCTATGCCTAGCGTGTGGCGTAGAGGATGATGGCGTGATCGTATCGGCAGAAGATAGACCCGATTTATTGGGTGAAAAGTGTCACCTATGCGAGAGGATAGCGTAAAGATGGAAAGAAAATCGCTATCGTGCGCCGATACAGCTAAGCTCATCCGCGCCGATCTGAAGACTAATTACCCTCACGTGAAATTTAGCGTGAGATCTTCCGTTTATTCCGGTGGCGCGAGTATCCGCGTGAGCTGGGTAGATGGCCCGTTTATTGATGATGTTGAGAGAATCGCTAAGAGATACGAGGGAGCGAGTTTTGATGGCTCAATAGATCTAAAGTCATATAAGCCAGATACCCTAATGGCTTTCGCCGGTAGTGAAACGCCGGTGTTAGTCTCTTTCGGGTCTGACTATGTCTTTACCGATAGGGAGCTTTCGCCGGCTTATATTGAGCAGCTATCGGCAGAAGCTCAGAAGGTCTTAGATCTCAACCAAGAGACAGCAGGGCAGATCTTCAACTATTCCGATTTTTACAGCAGGGAAAGTCTCGCGAGTGATTTCGGCGTGATTCCTTATCCTGTAAGCGGATACTCTCTCGTGCGCTATCTTTCGCGCCATATCGCGCCAAGCGTGAAAGTGGGTGCGTGATGGGAATCCTGACCGGTCTTTACCTAGGCGGAATTCTCGCCTTTATTCAACCGCTCATCTGGGCAGGGATTCTCTTGACTATTCTTCACCTATGGGGCAGAGTGCCTCATAGAAAAGACAAGGAAGGGAGAGAGTAATGCGTGAGTGCGTAATATGTGGAGAGATGGCAGAAAATCTAAGTGTCGGAGCTGTGTGTTGGACCTGTGGAGAACGCTGCTATTGCGATGAGTGTGGAGTAATTCACGATGAAGAAAACGAACTAATGACTATCAAGGAGGAAAGTAATGTATGAACTAAGCAGAACCTATCTACGCATAGATATAAGAGAGTTAGACGATTCCGAGAGTGAGAGCGGTAGAGCGTGGATCGTAGATGTCTTAGACCTAACCGGTGAAGTAGTTATCGAATCTGCCGGCGTGGCTAGCGGTATTCCTTCGGCTATTGCTGAAGCTGGACACGCTATTGCGCTATACCTGGCTGACCAATGGGAGATGACTAATGCCTAAGTGTGGCGTATGCGGTGACAATTATGGCGATCTCATAACCAAGCACGCCTACGTGTGCGAGGATGACAGCAAGGCTCCGGCGCAGAGATACTCGCCGGAAATCGATGACCTAATCAAGATGGAGGAGGAAAGCAATGCCTAAACTAACGATGACGAAAGAAGAGTGGTTGAAAGATCAACAAGAGAACGGAAACGACGGAACGGGTTATTGTGACTATTACTGCGAAGGTTGCCACGATTGCGCTGGCAAGAAAGAGGAGGAAAGTAATGTCTAAGCAACTAACGGAGGAAGAACAGATCGCGCTCATCCTGGGCACGATAGAGCTAGGAAAGCGTAAGGAAGTCAAGAAGAATCTGCGCTACGTAATGACCGCACTAGGCGGAACGTTTGTGGCAGTAGAACAGGAGGACGAGGATGAAAGCAACTAACTTCTGGGAAGTCACCGACCATACAGGCAACGCAGTATGGGGTGGCAATAGCGCGATGATCGCTATTGAGTGGTATCGAAAGGGGCTAGACTACAAGGTCTTTGTCTCGGTCTGGGATGAATCTAACGAGGAGAACCCGACCCTGATAACCGATAAGGTGGATGTCACCAACCTTATTCTGGCAACCATACTAGACGAGCGAGAGAGAGGGCGAGCGTGATCTTCATAGGAGTATTGCTCATCTCGATCTTTGCCTACCTACTTGTAGTGTGGGAGGATAAGCTCAATGGCCGACCTTGAACGCAGAATAGAGACAGCCAAGAAGCAAGCGGTCTATTACCGCAACTACCGGCGTATTAGAGACAGAGCTTTGAGACGCCTTTCAAAACTATACCCCGATGACTATAAGCGATTCTACGAGGAAGAAAGAGAGCGCGATGAGCAAGAGGAAAAAGTTTGGGTGGATCTTACTGGGCGCACTAACGGTGGCACTAACACTGCTGGGCGTCCATCGCACCGGAGAAGTAATCTTGGATCCGAGCAAACCAACCTACATAACCAACCAGAAGGCAACTATGGAGGAGAAGCGTGAGAACAGACGGATTGCAAAAGAGTACGCTGCGGCTGGTTGGGGATGGAAAGGTAGAGAATGGACCTGCCTTGAGCGCCTATGGACCCTTGAGAGCAGGTTTGATAACTACGCGACGAACCCAAAATCATCAGCTTACGGAGTTGCTCAACTCCTTGGAGAGAGAGATAGCAGAGTTCAATACCAAGTATTGCGAGGCTTACGTTACATTGACCATCGCTATGGATCACCTTGCAAAGCTCTGCGATATCATCAAATACACCGACACTACTGAGGAGGATAAGTGCTAACGGGAGTATCCCTATTCGCCGGTGTTGGCGGCTTTGACCTGGCTATGACACGCAATGGCGTGAAGGTCGTAGCCACCGTTGAGATAGATAAGAAGTGTAATGAAATATTGGCAAAGCATTTCCCTGATGCTAAACAATTTAGCGATGTGCAACAGATAACAGGAAAGGATTTATTAAATGCCGGATTCACACCAAGAAACGGAATTATCACAGGAGGATTCCCCTGCCAAGATCTCAGCGTGGCTGGAAAGAGGGCTGGTCTTGCTGGCGCAAGAAGCGGGTTATTCTGGGAAATTAGAAGACTTGTGGAAGAAACGCAGACAGAGTGGTTCGTCCTCGAAAATGTCCCTGGTTTGTTATCCTCTAACGGAGGGAAGGACTTTGGAATCGTACTCGGGGAGATGGCTAAACTCGGGTATAATCTCGGATGGCGTGTGCTTGATGCTCAATACTTTGGAGTACCCCAGCGCAGGCGCAGAGTCTTCATCGTTGGCAACCGTACTGGAAGACCAGAACGTATCTTCCAAGTATTATTTGAGCGCCAAGGCGTGCGAAGGAATCTTACGCAGAGCCAACAGGAGAGGCAAGACTCTACCGACAGCGCTACAGAAAGCACTAGAAAAGCAGGCTGGCTCTCCAACACAGATGCAATAGCTACAGTTAGTTCTAAGTGGTACAAGGGAACAGGTGGACCTGCTGGAGATGAGCATTACAACTTAGTGGTAGAGAATAATGACTTGGTTCAACAAGAGTCGTAGAGCGCAGAGTGATAGCGACTATGAGACGTGGATAGAGGGGGGGGGTTGTGCCAACTCTCAATGGCTTTGATAATGGAGATGTTCGTAGCACTACTGTCATCGTCGTGCGTATGCGCGAAGGTAAACCAGGGGGGGGCAAAGGACCGCTAATGAGTGAGGATAAAAGCTTGACGCTTGCTACTGCCAACGATCAGACGCTCTTTGTATTTCATCCCCATCGAAGCGATGGGGTAAGACTACAAGGCGAGACAATCAATACACTTACTGCCTTTATGGGAACTGGAGGAAACAATATGCCGATGGTGGCTTATCCAATAAGTGGTAATGTCATAGGAAGACAAGACCATAACGGTCCTAATGGAAAATCATTTGGAGAGAAAGAAGATCCTATGTTTACTATCACCTCAACAGATAGACACGCTATTGCTTTCAGCCACACACAAGGGCTTGATGCTCAACCAAGTGAAGAGGCATCGCCTACACTTCGAGCGAATGGAGGAGGAATGGCAGTCGCTTATGATGAGTTCAATGACTCAGTAGCAGAGACTCATCACACTTTACGAGCTGGAACAAAACAATCAACAGGAGTTGTTATGGAATCTGTAGTACGCAGGCTCACGCCTACTGAATGTGAAAGACTACAAGGATTCCCTGATGGTTGGACAGAAGGTCAGAGCGATACCAACAGATACAAGCAGATGGGTAATGCTGTCGCTGTGCCTGTAGTAGAATGGTTGATAGCAGGAATTACACAAGACTAAGTTTGCTGGTAGTTACTACCTTTCGACCAGCATAGATAGACCCCGCAGACCAAGAGTGCTAACTGCGGGGTTTATTTATCTGGTTTATGCTATAATAAGGTATGCCTTATAAAGACCGTAAAAAGTATAATGAATATCAGCGTAGTTATAGAAAAAGAAACGCACAAAAAGCTAGAGAATATACCAAGACTTGGCAGAAAACTAATCACGGCAAAAATAAAATGTTATTGAATAAATACGGGATAACCTTGGAACAATATAATCAAATGCTGGAGAAACAATTACACGCTTGCGCTATCTGTAAACAACCAGAGAAGCAAATTGTTTGGGGTAAAACTAAACGATTAGCAGTAGACCACGACCATAAAACTGGCAAGGTAAGAGGACTACTTTGCCAGAAATGTAATACAACTTTAGGTAGATATGAAGATGACCCTTATGTATGGGAAAACTTTATGAACTATCTTTTATCTCTAGAGTCCACCGAGTAGAACCCATCTCCCTTGAATAAGACAGAAGGAATCTCCCATACCCGCCTCATATCCTTGGAGCAATCATTACAAGGTGGAGGAGAGGACTCAGCGTGGATAGAACGCTCAACAAAGACGGTGATGTAGCAGGTAGGGCAGGTATATTCGTATCTCATCTCATTACCACCACAGCAGAAGGAAAGGGAGCAGAGTTTTTCTGGTTTCCAAACTTGAGACGACCTCTAATAAATCTCACCTCGTGTTGAATACAGTAGTCGTGCCACCACGCAGTATCAGTACGAGAGGGAACAAGACACACAACTACCCCCCCCTCACGCGCTTCCAAATTAGCCTTCCTCATCCAAAAACCAATAGTTCTGCCGTATGGAGGGTTGAGCCAAATAGATTTCTTTTGGGCATCAGTAGTCCAAAGACGAGTGAAGGCATCTCGACGAGGAAGTTGAGGATGATCTGGACCATACCAATTATCAGAAACTAAAGTAGATGATTGAAGTGCGGCAGCATCTAAACCAAAGTCAAATTCAGCGTTGAGTTTGTCAAAGAAATCTTTTGGTGTAGTCCAAGTATCATCGTTAGAACTACGCATACCTGTTGTAAATCCTTGAGTCATAAGACCAGACCGTAGTCGGTGTGCAGAAAGCCAACCACCTTAGTCTTCTTAGAAGTGTTAGCAAACTCTGTAGTGGTGGGCATCCATCGCTCTTCCCAGGCTGGCTCTGGCACTCTGGTCAGATCAAAGCCCCAGATACCTTGTGGTGTGGAGTTGATATACCACGGGTCAAGGGCGTGGAAGGTAGCCTCAAGGTTGAGCCGGTCATACTTACTCTTCTCGATGAGAAGTTCTGGGTAGTGGGTATGGCGGCACTTGAGTTCAATGTAATAACCTTTAGTACTATCAAGACAGTCAAAAGAGTCGTAACTATTCTCGCTTTTGATAAGACCAGGGAAGTGAGATGCTTTCAAATACTCGAAGAGTTCAGCCTCTTTCATTAGTAGGGACTCTCTCCCCCGATATTATTCTGCAACTTACGCAGAGAGTTGGTTACTTTCCTATCGGCAGTTGAGACAGCGCACTCTAGGTACTCAGCGATATGTTGTAAGGTTGCGTTCTCGTGGTAGCGCAGACGCAGAATCTCCTGATCTTCCTTCTCTAACTTCTCATAGGCTTTCTTGATATCTACTAGCATCGCTAACAGGTTGCCGCCTTCGGCGGGAGCTGCGGGCTTGCGTGGTTGCCCATCGTTGATAAGGATTTGACTCTGCTCTAGGGCAGTATCATTGACAAAAGATTTGATAACAAACGGCAGGAGTTGAGCGATAGTGATGGTGTCATAGTAGGCCTCATCGTTGATCTGATAGCCAGACTTATTGGCCTTCTCCTTGCGAGCGTAGCGCTCAAGGGTGCGCTTGATTTGCCAAGCGATACGCTTCTCGTTCCACTTACGCTGTATCTCACTTGGTTCTTCAAGTAACTCATTGAAAGAATCAGCGCGAGAGAGGACAAAAGCCCACGCCTCTTGGGTCAGGTCTGCCTTCTCTACCCATTGACGAAAGCGTCTGTGGATAGTGAGAACTACGCTAGGTACGATGTCCTCAAGCGAAGGATGAAGGTGGTTAGTCATTGTTACCTCTAGCAATAGCGGAAAATTTTGTTATGGCTAAACAAATACACACTTCCCTATGGTCGCCATCAAATTCAGCCTCAATCTCTTTGGCTATCTGCTCTCGTAATTCTTGTTCAGTCATTGGGTAGCTCAGGCCACTTGTTTTCTAATACGAGTATGGCAATAGCGGAATAGTTCAGTAGATCTACGAAGGAATCTCGGAGGGATTCATTGGACGGTGCAACTCGTGAATCAACGAGATGATTAATCCTGGCAATTTTATCGTGCATCCTGACTCGCAGTCCGTTGAGTGCTCCACCTGGACTGTGAGCGATGTTCTTCGGCCCGTAGTCTTTATGTTTACGGATAAGGAGGTTGCCTGCCCCGTCAAGTACTCGCCATACATCGGCGATGAACTCGTCATTTATTTTCGAACCGGCATTGGCTTGCAGGTTATCGTCCCAGCCTTGTAATCTATCGAGACTACTATCATCCCCATATCCATCAATAATCTTGCTGCCTCTTCCAAGTCCTTTTTCTTGCTCACTCACGCTACTCCTCCTACTAGGTTGGCTGTTTGCTCTGCCCCGAAAGTAAGGTAGAAGTCTGTTATGTCCATACCTGCGGGCAATGATACTATTTGTCCGTTTGTTAGTTCAGAAGCGACACGCCTAGAGAACTCAGCTCCAGGATTAGTGCCATCGTCTTTGACATCGTTATCTCCTACGATATAGACCACATCGTAACCGTGAAATAACTTCTCATAAAATGGTTTCCACGCTGCTACTCCTGGCACGCCCACCGCTGGGATTCCTAGCGAATCAATGATGATGGCATCAAACTCACCTTCGCATACCACTATCCGTGGGCTACTTTCTACAATAGATGAGACATTGAACAAGTGAGTCTTCTGTCCCACCGGTGAGCCATACTTGGGCTTACCTTCATCAAGTCTGCGAAACTTGAAACCTACACAAAGATCCAAAGCTGTGAAGTATGGAATAGAAATCCAGCCAGCATAATCCTGATGCCCTTCAATGGGATCAGTGATGGTACCAAGACGGTACTTCGCTGCTGCTAATTCAGATATTCCACGTCCTTCGAGGTAGGCCAGAGCCTCGGGACTTATTGCCTCGGCGTATCGTTGTGCCACCTCTTTCAGCGATTGAGACTGCAAACTTGAGAGCATCTTTGAAACCTAATCCTTCCTTGACCATTACTACATCTACCGATGAGCCACCCTTGCCACAGGTGTGACAGAAATATAAGTTGTCGTAGGTATTGATAACTGCGCTACGCCTGCTGTCATCGTGCATACAACATCGCACCGATGCGCTCTTTCCCTCCTTGACCTCGCCTCCGTAGTGAGAGACGATCAAACCTATGGGGACTGCTGCTGCATCGGACTGGGCTTTTCTCCCCGCTTTACGTACCACCCTGGTCCAGTCTTGTGTTGACAAGCGCAGTCTCCTTTGCAGTTCTCGTGCAACTCAGTGGCCAAGTTGATATGGCCTAGCGAGTTCTTATGTCCTGCCCAGATGCAGCTTTCGCAAATCATTTCTCTTCTTCTTTTTTCTTGTCAGTCTTTTCTTCTTTTGGTTCTTCTGGTTTCTGTATCCAGATTTCGCTGGTTGATATTTCTCCGTTGGGTATCGGCATTTATTTTCTCCTTCTTTGTTCCCATATTATTTCTTGTTTTCCTATATTCAATAACATAATAATACTATGAAAATTTGAACCATTTTTCTTTTCCCAGTTTTGGTCAAAGTACATTATTCTTTTAGTTGGTATGTACACCGTCGGATATCCATACTCTTCAAATAACTTATGTCTTTTTACTCCGCCGATAGAATCAAGAGGGAGAATTAGCGCTGATGGTTTTTTATTTTTTAACACCTTTTCAATAACATAATCCTTTATACTAAAAGGTGGATTTGTCATTAAGAAATCATATTGATAATCATTTTCAAGCCAATCTGTCATACCATAGATACAATCACCAATATCTTTTGCTCTTTGTGTAAACAAAGACTTTTCTGAATCAAATGGACAACAAATAACTCCTTTTGGTTTAAGTAAATCAATAACCAAATTTACTGTATTTAAGTCTGTATACCATTCGTCCGAATAATAGTTGCCAGTTATATTATTTAGTTTTGACATTGGCCACCCATTCTTCTAGTGGTTGTATGACCCACGCCTGTTCTATGGAGGCGTTTCTTCTTTTCACTACGACGAAGGCAGGAGGTGCAACCACTTGCCCTCGAGCCTTCGCGTAGTTGGCTGCCTCAGTCTGGGCTTCATCCCAGAACTGTGGAAGACTCAGCGTCTTGCGATTCTTACACTCCAAAATATAGGTCTGACCTGCGATGATGGTAACTATGTCACCTTCATCATTAGCGCCAGCCTTGGCTAGCCGTTCAGCAAAGTGTCCCAGAGATCTCAGGTATCCCATTACATCGACCTCAAACTTACTCCCCTTGCGCTTGTTGTACGTACTCATAATTCCCCGTGTAGTTGGAACGTAGGACAGCCCTGCCTTGAGCATCGCTGTCGTTGATTTGGCACGAGGCAAAGTTTACAAAGAGTCCTAAGTAATCCTTGCCATCGGCGCTGTGTTTGCCAAAACGATTCTTGACTGCAGCTACGCGTAGGACGTTATTCCATACATCGTAGGCTAGAGTCAATATCATCGCCGGTAATTGACTGACCTTTCCTTGAATCGCCCTGCGAGGTGGCGGTTCATCGGATCTGCCATAGTCGCTGTGTTCTGAGACGTGGTGCAGAACTAAGACGCAGGCCTCAGTCTTGCGTGCCATATCGTGGAACTCAGCCATTATCGCTCGCAGTCCTGCCCATTCATTGTCAGTTTCTGCTGCGACATTCATCAGGTTATCAATAACAATCAGTTGCGGTTGGACTCCATAGAGTTCAACGTATGCCTTGATTTCATTCTCAATGTCATCAAGGGTTGGTGATGAGTCAAAGACGAACTCAATATGTTTCATCTTCTCCAACTCGTCACGGTAACGATTCCTACTTTGATGAAGTAGATGCTCCACAGTCTCTTGGGTATGACCCGAGATATGTGCAGCAGAGCGAATCATCACCGTGGCTGAGTCGGTATCTGCTGAGAAGAACAGCGTAGGCACCCCTGCCTTGATGGCATAGATCAGAGCAAGCATCGACTTACCAGCGTTAGGTGCAGCGGCAACCATACACACTTGACCACGCCGGAACTTGATGCCTTTAGTCTCTAAGTCTTTCCATACCGTTGGCAGAGGTTCAGCAACGACGTGCGAGCTTCGCCACGCCCTGTCTAACCTAAGCACTCTTGTCCCTTCGCAGAATTATGTTACGAGATCGACGGATACGCTTTCGTTCATAGGAGGTAAGCCCTCCCCAGATTCCGAAGTACTCATTGACGATGCCCCATTCGGCGCATTCGTTACGGTGGATACACTGATGACATATTCGCTTCGCGATATTTGTATCGTTAGGCGTGGGGAACTGCTCATCTTTTTCTGGAAACCAATGGTCTCCACCGACTTGTGAACACAGCGGAGCCTCGTACTCACTTGGCTTCCGCATTGGGTCATCCCCAGATGGTTTGGCACTTAGGCGCACCCTTGGGCGCGGGACACATATATCCCTTCCAAGGACCTTTGGCACTTACTCCCTCTTTGTAAACCATTGCACCGTGGGCGCAACTATGTCCACCTGTTGGTGCTGGACTTGCCACTCTTAGCGGTGGTCTTGGACCAGACTGTACGGGCGCAGACGATGCCACGCCTCCGAACGCTTGGCTAACAGCTCCAATGAGGGCAGAAAAGTCCTGCGCTGCGGTCAGCAGCGATTCAAGTTCCTCCTTATTGGCAGCGTAAAGATTGATAAGAGTTCCATCAGGTGCTTTGAAATTGACCTGGAACTTTGTTGACTCTGGTGCAGCCATTTACTTTCCTCCAGTATGTTTGATATTGAGTCGGACTGATTCTTTGCTTTCTTTTCCTGGGAGATATCCCAGCTTTGCTTCTACTTCCTTCTTGTCAACAATGAACTGACCTTTGACGGTAGTCCACTGTACTTGGATGCCAGATCGAGTAACGCCAAGTAATCCAGTCAAAGCCTCTTTGAGGCCATCCTTTCGTTCGGTCAGTTCCTTGATCTTGGCATCCAGTTGCAGATACTCCAATGCGTTCTTATCCGCATCGGAATCCTCAATGATTCTCTCTTCAGTTTTGATAAGTTCTTTTTTTAGACCAACGCATCCCATCTCACCAGAGGCGTCATAGTATTTGCAATAGAACTTGCAGTAACTTTCATCCTTTTCAGGAGCAGGTACTGTGTCCGATTGTCTGATTGCAGATAACCAGTTGAGCGCCTCTAGCGCGATAGCCTCATCATACGGTTCAGAGTGGACATAGATATCCCTCTCATCTCCATCGCGAGGTATGGCTACAAGGTTCACAGTCTGAACCTTCCCCAATCCAGATTTGCTAATCAGGTAGCCATAGACCTGCACCTGCCAGCGTTGTTGCACACTAGGAAAATAGTTCAGGTTCTTAACCTTGACTGTCTTCCAATCGATGACATCACCTGTCCCAGGTATGAAGCAATCGACGTGGGCTTTCATCCCATCGTGTTCAACCGTTTGCTCTAGAAGCACCTCTTTGTTGCTGGCAAGACTTTCTTCTATCGCAGCGTGGATTGCAGTACCCATAATCGCTGCGAGCTTGAGTTCATTATCGTTGGTCTCTGGTTGACCGTTGATCCGGTACCAGACCTTACGGCGACAGCCGCCTAATTCTGATGGGCCAATCTGTACTTGTGTGCTTCTGCCACGAGAGTTTTCCTTATCGTGCAGAGCTTTGATTAAGAGTTCTTTGATGTCCACTGTTGCCACCTCGTGATGGTGATATTACAGAAACCTAGTCCAAGAATCAAGACCTTGGCAGCAAGAATATTCTCTGGATGTTCATACATATGGTAGTAATCAACACCAATAGACCAGTTGGTTAACTGGTGTGCATTGATATGCACTGTGGTATCGCCCCATTCTTTATACATTTCAGACCTCCCTGTCTTGTGTGACATATTGTGAGGGTAAAGAGGTATTGACGTCAAGCATTGAAGCTATTTGAACCGCCTTCTCGGCGTGTCGTTTTACATTGGCAAGTGTGAAAGTATCAGCCACGCTGTGCAGATAACCAAGAGCGAAATGACCACCCGACCCCAAACCGTAGAGACCATAGTCGCTTTGGATGAACGAGAGGTCGCACGCAATATGGAAGAGATTGCCATTAAACGAAACAAGGTAGTCGAATCCTGAGTCTTTGTCTTTGGTCGCTTCATAAGGATCATATCCATTCTCTTTGAATGCCGCGAGTATTGACGGCATAACTTTCTTACCCATCCACCCGATAGGGTCAGCTCCCTTATAGGTCGGTGGGTTCCAGTTATAGGCAAGAATGTCACCAGGACGTGAGTCACCGGTAATGCCCAGTAGGTATCGGCCTATCGCTACTATCTTCGGTGTGGATGTTGAGATAGTTCGCAAGTTATCTTCGGTAATCTGTGAGTCAGCACAAAGGATTGACTTCGTTGGGAGGCAAATTCCGATGAGAGTTGTCATTAGAAGAAGAACTTTATCCTTCTACCGGCGTGTCGCCAGTAGCGACACACCCTTTTGCAATTACAATATGAGCGTCAGCGAATTTCTACCAGTAGGGCGCCGCTTGTCGTGAGCGCCCGTAATAAATGGACGAGGCGGGCAAAGCCCGCCGAAGAGGCGAGCGACCACAGGAGCGAGACGTTCCGGTCAATGCTGTTCCGTCTACTCCGGCTGCTAAGAAATAGTACCCTGCTCCCACCGATTAAAGCTAGTGATCTTCGAGATATAGGTCCAACGCACGTCTGTGTCTGTGGTTGTAGTGTCTTTGTCTGTCACGTTCAGTTTGAAGATTATGAGCCATCCTGGTGGGCATTAGATGCCGAGTGTGCCAACTGTGGGAACCTATTGATAGCTCCTTGCCCAGTGGATAAACCAGAAAACCAAATTTAGCACCAAATTTAGACAACAAAAAACTGGCCCCCATCCCGTTAGGGACAGGGGCCTTTCCTCGCAGCTCAGTTTAGATAACTATTTGCTTCCTCGACCAAACTCCTTAGCGGATGGATCGAGCCACTTAAGTACCGGACCTAGGAAACCAGCCAGTGCTGCAGTGCCAAGTTTCTTTGGGTCAGTCTCGCCTGCGAGGTAGAGCGCTACCGCAGCAGATGCTGCAGCGCGGAACCACGATAGGGCGATTGCTTTGAACTTCTTGTCCATTATGCCTCCTTACGGCTTGGGACGTCTTTCTTCTTAGGCTTTGGTGTGACCGCTGCCTTCACCGTAGCCAAAGGCTTCGGCGTTCCCATCCAAGGATACCAAGGGCTTTGATCCTTGGCGTACTGCTCTTTGATGGAAATATGCAGATGTTTGACGTGCTTATTCGGTCCAGTGTAAAGGCGCTTGCCCTTCTCAGCAGACCAGATGTAGCCATTGAAAATCAGATAGGAGACTCGCTTGTCTTCCTGTAGTTTGAAGAACAAATCTCCGCAGTCGACTCCGTTATGAGGGTCGTGAGTCAGGTCGGCAGCAAGACCCGTATTGTGATCGGAGTTCGGGTTTTGCTTGATATGTGCCAACGAGGGCAACAATCCGTCGGATGCTCTCTTGCGCTTGGGCCACAATGCTGTCGCCTGGCGTAGGACAGCAATAGCAGCAGGTGTTGCTTTTGTCACCAGTGGTTTCATTCATTTCCTCAACGCTTCCTTGACGAGATCTGTGAGTAGTTCAACCTTTTCTTCAAGGTTGGAAATCTTATCCTTCATCGATGACCCACCGTTGGGCTTGAGTTCGTAAAGATAATGCTTTACTAGCCATCGCACTGCTCCGGCAAAGCCTGTAGCAATAGCGATAACGGACACGGCTAATCCAGCCCAGTCAGCAGGGGTCATTTAATGGCTCCTTATACGGATCTAATGGTTACAAACAACGTTCCACCAAACCCGCTAAATCTCTTATCTGTTGGGGTGGCGTTACGAAACTCTATCTCTTCAATCAATCCGACATAGGACTCACCTGTTCTAAAGTCCTCGACGCGGATGGTATCTCCGTTGTTCTCTACTGCCTCTAGTTGTTGCATTCTTGCCCAGGCAGAACCTTCGTATCCGACTTGGACACCGAACTTGTCGGTCTCGTGGTCATAGCAAAGAACAGGATATTGAATCAATCGCTGACGTGGCACAGCAGGCAGAGCCTTAATCTGGTAGCCAGTGAATATAGGTGAAAGGGTAGGACTGGTTCCTACGGTAAAGATAAACTTAAAGGCAAGGTATTGCTGTGGTGTTGATGGGTAGGCAGCGGTAATCTCACCGACGCTATCGCCTTGCGAGAAGATACCTAAGCCATACTCAGTGTCAGTTGAATCAACAGACTTGACCTCGATAGAGCCATTGGTGGTATCAAACTGTGGCAAGATGAACTTGAAGCGCTTGAGTTCCAAGGTGTTATAGCGGATAAAGCCAGTCTGGATATAGCCAGAAGTAACCTTGGTTGCGTCAGATTCAATCCATACGCCATCGCCAGGAACGCAGAAGGCAACTCTGTCAGTTGCCCCTAGAAAGGCCGTAGAATTGGCTACAGTGGTCTCTGAGGCGGCGTATACATCCCAAGCATAGGCAAAGACTAGGCTACCTGGTATGACAGGCGCTGAGAGGTCAATACGGATAAGACCTGATTCGCCATCAACAGTGGTGGCAACATAGGCAAACTTATCTCTAAAAACAACATCTTTGCATTCGCCTTCAAAGAGCAATGGGCCATAGGAGACATTGCCATCAGCATCAAGGACTCCAGCTCGCACTCCCTTGTTGGTGCAAAGAACTGCATAGGTTCCAAGGTAGGTATCAAAGGTGTTGATGATCTCACCTTCGGGCAAGTCAACAACAACTGTGGGGATATTCAAGTCAGGAAAGCCAAGAGAGTTGGCGTTAGCCAAGTCCAAAGTAATCTTGTAGATAGAAGAGTTCTTGCGACTATAACCACCGACATAGATAGCAGCAGGACCTTCAGAGATAGTTGTCCAAGTCCAGTCAGTCTGTGGGTGGGTATAGAAGGCTGCTGGCAGGGCGCCACCGCCGGTATGGGCAGGGTCTAATTCGTATAGTGCATTGTTAACTGAAGCAATGAGGCGCTGTTTGACATAGCGAATGCGAGCGCTTGTTGTGGATGCGGCATTGTAAATTTCAGTATCGCTGGTAGCACCACCGATATTTCCACGATGAACTTTGGTGGTATTGATGAACCAATAGCGAGTTCCATCAGTGGTCAAATCAAAGATTGTTGAGGCAGTGCCAGCCTGAGTGTAGGTCGATACCGTTGGGGTATCACTACTCATTGTGATTTTCTTTAATGCAGTGCCATCTGCTACCACAAGGCAGTCATTGGTTCCATCGTTGGCACCGATGATGATGGGTGTATTGGCACTGGTTAAAGCACGAACAGTGGTATTGAGTAAAGTTATCTGACCTTTGGTCCAGATGTCACAGCCTTTGGATTCTGTAAACTGGAAGCGCAACGACTCATCTTGGCTTGGCTCAAAGTATTTGATACCAGCGCCAAGGTGGAATGAGGACTGCGATCTAAACCACCAGCCGGTTAGTGACTGCTCGCCAGCCTCACGAGTCTGGTCATACTGCTGTTTACGATACTGAGCAGTGACGCGACGATAAGGACTGTCATCGGTGGCATTGATGAAAAACGGTAGGCCAGCGATAGCGATGTCGTATGCCTCACCTGTGGCTGCATAGTTGGTAGCACCAGCAGGATTGGAAAGGGTATACGGGATCGGTTCTGTTACGTCGCTACCATAGGGCGCCAAGGCTTACTCCTTACTTAGAAAGGGCTGCAATCTCTTCTGCGGATAAACCAAGTGCTGCAAGTTTTGCTTGAGCCGAAGCCTTAGCAGCCTCAGCAGCAGCCTTGGTAGCATCTTCAGCAGCCTTGGCCTCTGCAAATGCAGCCGCATCTGCTTCTGCCTGAGCAATCTCTTCGGCGGTAAGTTCTACCTCTTCTGAGATTCCCGTGCTGCAATCAACGACCAGTTTGGTTGGCATTGTCTTTTCCTTTCTTATGAGTTCTTTATTCCGTAAAGGGTTGCGGTTGAGTATTGGGCAAAGTTGCCTGTGTTTGGAGTCAATGTTATTTGATTTATTGCTGAGGTTGAAGCGTATAATCCAGCCACCATATATGCTTGAACTGCTGTGGCATTAGTCTCATTTACTGAATCAAACATCATAGATTTATTGTTAGAACCAGCATAATTTGGAATGTATAATTCACTATTGGAAAAGGTGCTTGCTGTAAAAGCAGAACTGTTCATTAAGAAACGTTCAAAATAAGTTGCTCCAGAATCACTTTGGGAAGCCGAACCAGCAGAGCCTTCCCCATATATTGTTCTCAATGAATATATTGCACTTGAATCATTATTTATTTTTATTTTTGCGTATATGGCAGTTGAGGTTCCTCTGGCAGACATCTTAATACAAATGTCAGTGAACGTCGCAGGAATACTTGTAAAGTCAATACTGCTCGCTCCACCCGCACCTACTGTTGTGGTGGCGATAGCCTTGTAAGTGATAGCCATAAGTTATGCCGCCTTTATGCCGTAGAGAGTAAATTGACTGCCCGATGAAAATGTGTCGTTATCACAAGTAATGGTTATTGAGTTGATTGCTGAAGTAGAACGCCATAAACCAACCGTTGCATCGGTGCCAGTAGTTCCAGCGAATGAAGTTCCCGTTGCTCGCCCTG